CGCGGATGACGCTCTGGTCGTTGCTGATGCCCGACTGGATGGCCGAGCCGTCGTAGTAGGTGCCGTTGGGGAAGAGCTCGACGGTGAGGCCGGTGCCCGAGTCGGTGCCCAGGATGGCGTCGTTGAAGGCCCCGAAGTACACCTCCGACTCCGAGGAGCCGAGATTGTTGGGGATCTGGGTGCTGGTGCCGTACTTGAAGCCGAAGAGATTTCCGGCGGCCAGCATCTCCGCGAAGACGAAGCGGCCCTGCGAGTCGAGGGTGCCTGCGAGCGCCCACTTGGAGCGGGGCGACATCGCCCATCCGCCCGAGGTGAGCGGGACGTTGGACTCGTCCACCAGTCGGACGGCCTTGAGCAGGTCCGCCACCTTCTGGGCCAGGGTGGTGCCGGTGCTGGCGTTCGAGTTGCCGGAGGTGATCCACGACTTCACCCCCTTGGGCTCGCCCGCCACGCCGCTGCCGCGGAAGAAGCTGTAGTCACGCTTGAGCGCGATCTGCGCGATGAGGTCGTTCCGCACCAGCATGTCCGCCGTGATGCTGGGGTTGCGGAGCAGCTCGTTGGACATCGGCACCAGGGCCGCGAGCTTGCGGGCGGTGAGGGAAATCTTCCCGAGCCCGGGCTGGCTCGAGGTGATGGCCGAGCCCTCGGAGACGTAGTAGGTGGTGGCGCCGGTGTTGAGGCGGCCCAGGTCGATCTGCCGGTTGAACTCCAGCGCGTTGGCGCCCAGCGAGAGGGCCAGGGTGCTGGGGTAGAGCAGCTCGATGAATTCCCCGACGCTCGGCACCAGGAGCGCGCCGCCGGCGGTGAAGCTGCCCTCCGCCATGGCGCGCTCGGTCATCGCCTTCACGCCCCGGGAGTCCTCGACGGTGTTGGCGTAGTGGGCGTGGCCGGCGCTTACCCAGCCGCGCACCACCTCATCCACCTGGCGGCCGTCCGCCTTGGCCACGTAGAGCGCCTTGATGGCGCGGGCGAAGGCGAGGCCCCGGCCCTGGTGGGGGTCGTTCCGCGGGCTCGCCACGGCGGGCTTCGCGTCCCGGGCGAGGGCCGCGATGGCCGCGCCGGGGTTGCCCTCGGAGGCAGCGCGCTTGGCGGCGTCGTCGGCCTTCTCCACGGACTCGGTCATCACGCTGGCGAGGCCCGAGCGGACCTCGTCACGGATCATGCCCTTCAGGTCCTGCACGGTCGGCTCAGCCACGGTGTACCTCCTCAGGAAATGCGTCCGGTCTTCCGCGCACGGGATGCGCGCAGCTCTGCGGCAACTTCGGCCAGGGCTTCACGCACCAGGCCCGGCACCAGGCGCTGGAGGGCGGCGGGGTGCAGGCGCTCGGCCTCGGCGGCCTTGGCGGCGCGCTGCTCCATCCGCTGGGCCACCACCTCGCGCCCCACCGGGAGCGCCTCGGGGTTGGCCGGGATGGTGACGATGCTCACCTCGAGCAGCTCGGAGCGGGTGTAGTCGAGCGGCGGCAGGTACCAGTCTTTGTCGGTGCCCGTCTCCCGGTCCTCATTCCAGACCCAATCGATGGGGTTGAAGCCGACGCTGGCGCCCATCAGGCCCATGTCCACGATGCGGAGCGCCTGCTCCGCTAGGGGTGACACGTCGGCCGGGAGGAACTCCACGTCCAGGAGGAGGCGGTTGCCCTCGAGCCGGGGCGTGCCTTTGCCGATGGGAAGGCTCCGGCCCTCGTGCCCGAAGAGGACGACGCGGTTCCGGTTGTAGTTGCCCAGCTCCCAGCCCGCCGCCTTGATGACGGTGTTGTAGCGATCCACCGCCTCGGAGCTGGCGACGAAGGTACGGACCCGGGACTCCTTGGCCGCGGTGGCGGTGGTGGCCGCCGCCACGTCCCGCGGCTCCTCGGCCCGGGCGATGTCGTGGGAGCACTTCTCGCAGCAGGGGCCGGCGCCCTTGCACTCGGCCTTGGTGCAGCCGCACCCGGTGCACGGGGTGTCCTCGCCCTGAGGCGGAGGCGCGTCGCCGGGAGGCGGCGGGGGCGCTGCCGCGGCGGGCTCCTGGGCCAGCCTCTCCACCGCGAAGCGACGCACGAGTGCGGTCATGGCCTCACCGTCCCCGGGCGAATTCAGCCGACGCGAAGGGCCTCACCCGTGCACCTTGCGCAGCGCCCACGGCGGGTCCGCGCGCCCCTCGCCCGTCGCAGGTGGAGGCGGCGGCGCGTCTTCCTCTTCGGGCGCCTCGAGCTCCGGGTCCTCGGCCGGCGTCTCCTCTTCCGGGTCCGGCTCGGCGGGGAGCTGCCCCGGCATGCCCGCGGGGAACTTCCCGTCGAACTCGGGCAGCGGTGACTTCCCCGCCTCGGCCCGCCATTCGTTCATGGAGAAGCAGGTGGGCTGCGCCTGCATCACCTTGAGGCGGCGGTCCTCGTCGTCCGGGAGCGGCACCTCCACCTCGAGCACCAGGGCGGCATCCCACCGGCTCAGGAATTGGACCTGGAGCTCCGTCCGCAGGAACTCGGCCCGGGGCCACTCCACGCCCAAAACGTAAATGAATCGGGCGGCGCTGATGGTGCTGCGGTTGCTATTCTCGATGATTCCCAACAACTCCGGCGGCACCGCGAAGACCTGCGCGATGGTGTCGCGGGAGAGCTTGCGGAGGTCGATGATTTGCTGGTCTCGGAAGGAGCTGTCCAAGCGGACGGCGTTCATCTTCCCGCTGGCGAAGAAGGTGCGATGGGCGTTCTGGTACCCGCGGTGCTCGCTCTCGTACTTCTCCTTCGCGCGGGCGAGCTGGTCCGGCTGGACGCCCTCGAAGGACAGCACCATCGACGGGATGCCGCTGTTGTAGAACCAGGCCTTCAGGTACTTCGCGGCGAACTCATCCGTCTCGAGCTCATCCCCCAGGGACTCGGCCACGCCGGTGCCGCGCCCGTATGGGTTCTCTGGGTCCGCGTCCTTGAACCAGATGACGGCCTCGGGCTTGAGCTGCACCTGGAGGCCGGAGAAGGACACCCGGAAGTACGGCTGCGCGTCGGTGGGGCAGCTCTGCACCCAGTGCGGAGGCACCGGCAGGAAGCCGTTGGGCATCCCGTCGGGGCCGAAGGAGAGCAGCCAGAATCCCTCGCCCTTGATGTCGAGCCACGTTTGGGTGAGCTGGAGCGCGGCCCGCCCCGTCATGAAGGGGTTGGGGTTGGCCAGCACGCCCAGGGCGGGATGGTCCGGCACCTCCCTCAGGTGCCCCGACTCGGCCAGGGAGCGCCGCCGGGCGGCCCGCTGGGAGTAGTCGAGGGAGGCGAGCTGGTAGTCCCGGACGCCGCGCTCCTGCCCCCAGCGCCAGGCCGGCGCCCGCGTCACGTCCTGGTAGGCGCCCGAGGGCCCCTGCCTGGAGCGCATCGGCACGGCTTCGGGGAAGGTGCTGGCGCTCCTGGCGTACACCTCCCAGCCCACCGAGGCCACGCCGCGGGCGATGCGCGAGGTGACGGCGCGCAGCCAGGGCTGCTCCCGGTACCCGGCGATCAGCTCCCGGGTGCCTCGGCGCGCCGGCCCGCGCACGCCGGAGGCGGAGGTGACGGCCATCCCATCCGCGACGGTGACGCCAGCGGGGATGCCCCGGGTCAGCAGTCCACGGACACGGTCGAGCAGTCCCATTGGCCGGAGGGTGCCCGGCGGAATTCAGCCGACCTCAGACGAAGGCGAAGCCGCCCGAGAGCATCAACTCGTGGATGGCCCAATTCATCGAGTCCACCCGGTCATCGCGCTTGCCGTTGATGCCGGTGAATACCTTGAGCTGGCGCTCCAACTTCTCAAAGTCGGTGCCCACCAGGTGGATGCGTCCCTGCTCCATCAGCGCGGCCACCGGCTCGGCGCGTTTCGACTTGCCCCTCATGGCGCGCACCGCCGTGAAGGGGACGTCCGGGTCCACGCTGCGGATGACGGCTTCCACCATCTCGCCCCCGTTATTCGTCTCCGCGATGATGCGGTCCGCCTTGTGGAGGTGGAAGGCCTTGATGGCAGCCCGCGCCCACTCGTCGGGGCTGCCCTTCATCGTGTGGTCCTGCAACACGTAGCAGTGGCCTCCGTCGGCCTCCTTGCCCTGGGGAGGCGGCCCCTTCCCCACGGCCATGATGCCCGTCTCATCGGAGCCGTGGAGGGATGTGGGCGAAGGGTCGATGGCGATGACGATGCGGTCCATGTTTGGAGCCACCGGCACCCGGTGGGCGTCCACGTGCTCGAGGTTGAAGAGGGCACCGCCGATGTCCGTCAGCACCTCGGCGTAGATTTCCTGCCGCCCCAGGCGCGTCCCGGCGTAGGTGCGGCGGATGTAGTCCTTGTACTTCGCCGGCAGGTTGGCGGCATTGTCCCACGTCGAGCCGGACGTGATGACGGTGCCGCTGGTGTCCTTCACCAGTCGCTGCACCAACTTCGTCGGCTTCGGGGTGGTGGTGACGATGACGCGCGGGTGGCCGCCCAACCGGAGGCCCATCACCATGTTGTCCCAGGTGTCCTCTCCGTCGGTGTCCGTCCAGGCGGCGAGCTCATCCGCCCAGCACAAGTCGTGCTGTGGGCCGCGCAGTCGGCTCCCCTCCTCGGCCGAGTACATCGTGGCCAGCGCCCCGTTGGGCCAGGTGAGGCGTCTCTTGCTGGGCTCGAACTTGGGGCGGAACCAGGGCGGAGAGCACGAGAGAATGCCCGAGTCCCCCTCCACCATGACGTCGCGCGCGTCGGCGCTGGTGGCCGCGATGAGCGCCACCCGCCTCGCCTGCCCCGTCTCCACCAGGTGCCGCACCGCCTCGGCGCCGCACCGCGACTTCCCAAAGCCGCGCCCGGCCAGCACCAGCCAGGTAAACCAGTCCCCAGGTGGGATGAGTTGCGCGTCGCGCGCCCACATGCCCACCCAGTCGAAGGCCAGGGCCCGGAGGCTGCGCTCGTCGAGGCTTCCCAACACCTCGGCGCGTTGCTCGCTGGTGAGTGCCTGGAGTCGGTGGTGCAGCCGCTCCACCGGCTGGGGCAAGGACGTCACGGCGTCGGCTCCACCTCGGCCGACGGTGGCGCTGGCATCTCCGCCTTGGCTGCCACCATCGCGTCGATGCGCTTGCAGATTATTTCGTGCAGCATCTGGACATCCGCTGGCTTGTCGTCGGTGGTGATGGTGACGGCCTCCCGCCGCGCCCAGTCCATCGAGTGCCGGCGCTCGAGCAGCCACTTGGCCATCTGGGGGTCGATGGCGGCGGCGTCGCGCACCAACTCAACGAGGGTGTGCTCTCCCACCCCCTCCGCCCGCTCCACCTCGCGCAGCAGCTGGCGCTCCAGGTCCGTGGCCCCGTCTTCCTGGGCGTTGGCCAGCCACTGGCGCAAGGTGGACTGCCCCAGCCCTACCCAGGCCGCGGCCGCGCGCCGGGTGTGTCCGCGCCCCAGCACCTCGCACACCTCGGCGATGAGTTGCGACGTCAGCTTGGAGGCGGGCCCGCTGCGCTTCGGGGGGATGGCGGCGGGGGTGGGCTTCGATGCGCCGGGCCCCGGGCCTGGGTCCTTCGGGCGCCCCTTCGGCCTGGCGCGGCGCTCGCGCTCGCCGGCGCGCTTGCACGGCTTGCAGTAGGTGAAGCGCCCGTCCGCGCTGGAGCGGTCAGGCGCGAAGGCGTCGAGCGGCAGGGACTCCTCACACCGTGGGCAGCGCTTCTTCACCCCGCCACGTTGCCGCCGTGAATTCAGCCCAGCATAAGTGCGCGGTTACGCTTGGTAGCGCGCGCGCAGTG